TTATGCGTGCTGCGCAAAAGCATCCGCGAGAGTGTGGCGATCACTGATTTCTTTAGCGAGCTTCGCGATTTCGCCGGGCAATGCTTCAAGTGGCCCATTGTTATCAACGATCCAATCTGCATCTGTGGCATTCAGTTCCATAGAACTGCTGGGCTCAGGAGGCAGGCGGCGCATTGCATCGACCCAAACCACCAAATCAAAGAGGTGACGCGAGTGCACCAGCTCTGCGCGGCGGCGCATCCCAGTGTAGACATCGTGTTGCTCAAGGATTTGCTCCGCCAACATCGGGCCGGGGCGTAAGTTGTAGGCGGCTATTGCGTGATACCAGAGATCGCGATGAGCATGCCGGTCCTCATAAGCTTCGCGCCAATCCACGTATAAATCCGACACCAGTGGAAACACCGCCTTGCGCGCCGCAAACTTAGAACTTGAAATCACCCGCAGCCCGTATTGCTGCGCGAGAACATCCGCCGTGCAATCCTTGCCGTGCTGCCCGTGGCCGATGATCAGAAGGCGGACTCGCCGCCCCAGATCCATTGTGAAAGGCGACACACCAGACCCGCCGCAAACCTCGCATTCATCGACGCCAAGAAACGCCGGATCATGGCAACCGAACCCCTTACAACGGGAACACTTGGCGGCACTCATGTCCGATACCGTGAATCAGGGGTTTGCGTGATCAGTTGGCACTTACCGTTGGCGTAAGTGATCGCATGCGAGCTATCGCTTTTTGTCATTCCGTCTTTCCACCTTTCATCCGCCGGATGCGTCCATAGAATTGAGAGGCATCCGCGAGGGCCTGCACGATCAGACTAGATTGCGGTGCGGCATCTATCTCAGCCGCAAGCTCGCGTTTGAAATTGGGTGAGTAACGAGGCGGAGCAGGAACCGCCGAGGCGTCAAAGACAACCCGGCCCGGCTCGCCGCAGGCACTCGAGAAACTCAGAATTGCTAGGGCGAGGCCCCGGCGCAGCACTTCGGATCGCATCTTTCACCTCTCGGGATTGTTGAGCTTCTAGATCGCGAACAGCCTCAGCAGCCGCGTCGTTACGCTCGTGCGAAACGTAAACCGCCATGGCACCACACAGGGCCATGGCGGTCATGATTACCAAAAACGCCCGCCGAGTTTTCGGGCGGGCGAGCATTCCTAAAAAAGCTGAGTAGAGCATAGGGCTCACCGGCTCAGACCGGCGGCCACCAAGGAGCCAACACAAAGGGCATGTTCATCGCGGCGGCGGTTTACCAGACCCGGCACCACACGCCCACCGGCGCGGGTCCATCGCAACAGCTCATCGCATGCGCCAAACAGATCACCGGCATTGGCTTTGCGCACCGCAGTTGAGCGGCAAGCTGCACTCGTACCGACATTGTAGGACCACGATAGAAACGCAGCAGCGGCCCCTTCGGGAAGCGGGGCCTTGAGGCACTTACCTAAGCCCACCGCGTAGTCACGCAATTCTGCATCAAGCATGGCCTCACATTCAGCGACGGTATAGGCATCACCGGGACCAACGCCCTTGGTCTCTCCATAGCAAACAGTCCAAACTCCGATAACATCCTGATAGGCTTGGGTCCGCAAACCCTCCCACTTGCTGACAATCGGGGTTGCAGCAATCGCAACCACGGAGATCATCCCAGCAATTCCAAGGGTGCGCTTGCGCACGCGCACACCGCCGCCATCATCGGAGCGAAATTTTTGCAATGCGCCAGAGAGAGCGGCCTGCTGGAACACGCGCGCAACCACTGCCAAGGCACTTGCGCCCGATGCGAGAACCGCAAAAAGCATCGGATTGATGCCCAGCATATTGGCGCTGACCAGATCGAAAAACACGGGCAATGCTGAAAGGATGGCCGAAACCAACATCAGCCGCACCGACCATGCTCCGCCGAGTACCGAGCGCCAATTTTCAACAAGTTTCATAATTTGATTTCCCTAAACAAAAAGGCTCGCATAAGCTGCGAGCCGCGACATTTCGGATTGGTGATACTGGAGCGCTTAGTGCTATCGCACGCGCTCAAAGGCCCTTACGCTGAAGGTGTGCCGAGCTTCAGAACCGCAGTCAGATTGGTGACGAATGTGGCCCCGCTTGCAGCGGCCATGCGCTTGAATTGGCGCATGTCCAAGCCATCCACCGTGTCAGGGATCGTATCGAGATCAGCGATGATCTGCTGCACCGCTGCGATCTGCGGGATGGTGGACACAAACGGCTCTTCAGATGGGGTTGGGGTGACTTCGGTCATATGCCAATTCTCCTGTGGCTTTGGTTAGATGTTACGCGCGACCATGACGGTCGTGTCGTGGAAGAATGCCCCTGCATATCCGACGTCTGGAACCAAACCGGGGCGCAGTTCGGCTATTGCGATGCGATCCAAAAGGAACGTGGTGTCGTCGGTTTGACGCAGCCTCGGCACCCATACCGCCCCAGATCCCGTGTAGAGAAACGAGGTGTAATGCGGCGCGCAGACAAATGAGCCGGGCGCGGGTGAGCTGATGTTGTATGTGCGGGTGGCCCCGTTTTCCAAAACAGCCACCATATCGCTCTGAGACATGTAAAAATGCCCCGCGAGCGAGATCATTTTGGCGCGGCTGTCAAAGGCGACTGCGCCACTGGGCTTGCGGATCTGCATGCCGTAATTGCCGCTCAGAGTGGCGGGCAGATTGTCACCGGCCATCTTGAAAGGGAGGCCCGTGGCGTCTGTTCCAACCGCCCACATCATGACCCGTGGCCCATTGCTGGGATACCGGAACGGCACCCCCAGCATACCCCAAATGCCCTCAGTCGGCATTTTCACAAAGGGAAAGGTATTTAGGGGCCAATCGTCATTGCCGGTCAGGACACGGTGGATCTTGTAGAGATCCTGCGACCGGCCCGTTGTGATCCACTTGGTGCCCTTTGCGATCTGCTCGAAGCGGGGCACCTTTGGGTTGCTGCCCCAAGAGGTCGCCCAGTTGTAAAACAAGTGTTTGTCAAACTCCGGGAGGCTGGGCAGAGTTGGCAGGCGGCGAGTGACGCCGCTGTCCATTTCAAAAAGAACGTCCTCATATTCGGTGATTATTTCACCGAGATCATTTTGCAGAGTGATCCCATAAGCCATTTCAAAAACTACCTGTAGTGAATGCCCCAAGCGAACCAGAGAAACACAGCATTGGTGCCGTAGGTTTCCCCGGCCACTGCGCTCAGTTCCTTGGTGGAATTGTCCCAGTGCAGGGTCGGCATGGAGATTGGGTTGTAGAAGAACTCGCCGCTGCGCGCGCCGGGGCCTGCAGCTTCGCCATGTACGAAATTGTCATAGATGGTGTAGCGGAACCCCAGCGGAGCCATCATCAAGGCCCCCCGGTTCTCATCAAAGTCTGGAAAGGTGCCCAGTGACCCGGTGAAAGTCGTAGACCACCCGATGCGAAACACCCGGCGCGGCAGGGTCTGCTGACCTTCCAGAACCAATGACCCGTCCGCATTCCTCATCTCAATCCCATAGGACATTAGGTAAGCCTCCCAATGACCACCCGCGCGACGTCGCTACTGTCGAACACCCGGATACGGTCATCCTCGATCTCAACGCGCTCACCACTGGCGGCACTCTTGAAGTGACCGATGTTCGCAGTGATGGCCGACAGCTCATTGACGTCGATTTTTTCGGCAGTCACCGCACCCGTGGCGAGGCGGTTGCCGCTGATCAGGGTAGAACCTTGCGGGCTGTAAGGGGTTGGTTGACTGGCGGCTCCGGTGGTTTCCACAAGCTGAGGCTTGTGCAGGAACATCCAACTGTCGTTGCTTCCGGCGTTGGTGGCCATCTTGCGAATATGGATCGTCACATATGCCGCCCCCGTGGGGACCTCAGCCTTACCCCAGAGACGGGGCCACTTATCCGGGTTCCCTGAATCAGACAGGGCAGTGGCGGTCGCCAACAACGGTGTGTAGGACAGGACGTCGCCATTGTGGTTCCTGAACTCCATGCGCAACGCAACAATGCACCGGTGCGCAGAGGCATAAACGCTTGCCTCAACCCATCCAACATTGTCTGAAATCGAGACGCCATATGCGGGAGCCACGCCGTTGACCATCGGGGGGCGGTAAGTGATGTCGAGATAACCATCGGTGCCCGCACTCGCCTGATACACCACAAGTGTTGGGTAGTATTTACCTGCCCATGAACTGCCAGCCGTACGAAGGCCGATAGAAGCATCTTCCCGACCACTTCCAAGACCGCCCTTGTTGTCCCAACCTTGCAGGCCATCCGCAAAATCCGTGTTGCCCAGCAGGTTCTTACCAAGGCCCACCACCAACTTGTTGGCCGACAGTGTGCCTTCGGCCACCACATCGTCACCGATCAGCTTCAACAGCGATCCACCGGACCCATCCGGGTTGGCATAGCTGGTGGCTTGGATGCCGCTAATCCGGGTTTCGCCATTCACATCGACGGTTGTCGCGGTCAGGCCCGTCATCGCCTGCACCTTGCCATCAAGTGTGGCCAGCGTGGTGCCCTGTTGCGTGACACTGCTGCTGATCCCATCGATTTGCGACTGCTGACTGGTGAGCACCGAGGTCAGGGCGTCCACCGCTGAGGCGCGCGCTATCGCCTCATCGGTGACCGCCGCGCTGATCTGAGAGGCGACCTGACCTTGCCCCAGCTCTTCATTGGTCGCCACGCGTACCGACATGCGGTGAAACTTGATGTTCTTTGCAGTCAGACCGAATGACGAAAAGTTCGCCATCAGATAGAGGTCATGGTCAACAAAGGTCGCACCGCCCATATCCGGGCGGGTAAACACAGCTTGCGCAACCGTGACCTGTCCAATCGTAACGGGATCGCGCAGCATGTCAGACAATGGGATCTGCCGCCTGCGGTCTCCCGGTACATCCCAATCCAGCAACACCCCTGCGCCGGTCACCGCGCCGCTGAGGAGCGTGAACTCCACCTCAACCACATAGGCGTCGGCGTTTTGCGCGCCGCTCCATGTGCTGCTGTTGGCAATATAGGTCCCTGCGTTCACAGCACCGATATCGAAGTGCAGGGTGTTGCCGGTTGGATAGACCTCATTGGGTAGAGCCACCGGGGCGGTCTGCCATGCATTCCAGCCGCCTTGCTGGTAGCTGTCAAACAATGGGTCATCAATAACGCAGGCTCCACGCGGCCCGATCCGTGCCGCGATATTGGCGCTGGTGGCTGCACTGGCCGCAGCATTTTCCGCATCAGATGCGGATGTTGCTGCGGTGGTTTGGGCTACCTCTGCCCCGGCGCGAGCGGTTTCAGCCGCCGTTTTTGCGGTTTGAGCCGCAGCCGCGCTTTGGCCTGCCTCCGTCTCGCTGGCCCCTGCCACTGAGGCGGAATTGGCCGCAGCACTGGCCGCGCCAGCAGCCCCAGCGCTTTCGGTCACATCTTCGATCAGGACGCGGGCGATTTCGATTTCAGCGGATGGGTTCTGATAGGCTGCAATAAAATACGGAAATGCAAACAGATAGGCCGCATCATCGCCCGACATTGTGTAGTCGCTGGCAAAGGTCTCCCAAGTGTCTTGGGTTGCAAAGCTGATATTCTGCTGGCCAAAGGAACCCTCAAAACCATAATTCTCATTGAACTTGCGCCACTGCGAACTGAAGTGCGGACCCGCTCCAAGCGGGCCGAGGTGACGCGCCACAATGGTCATGCGGTATCTGCGCCCCTGCACGGGCGAGATATAGCCTTTGGGGGCCAGATGAGCGTTGCTCGCCAGATCCGCTGTCACCCATGCGACCCGCCCTTGCCCCGCCACATCGCGGAACCCAATGGAGCTGGTCACACCGCCCTTGGTGGCAGGATCACCGGAAATCGCATGTGCCCAATACCGATCATCGTCACGGAAATCGGAGGGCAGCAGATCGATGGCCGTAGACACCACAACACCACGATGTTCAGCGGCGCTGTTCTCGGCTGTCTCTGCCGCAAGCTGTGCGTCCTCTGCGGCTTGCGCGGCGATCTGCACGGCAGTGTAATCCACCGAAAGTGACGCCACTGCATTCGTGAGATTGTCCTGAACCGTCGCCGCATCCAGTAGCGCCTGCGTGGCGTCCTGCGCCGCCAAATCCGCCGCAGCCTGCGCGGTGTCGATGGCTTGGGTGACTTCATCCGCCAGATCATCAAGAGCAATGCGAATGTCATCCGATACAACATCTAACCATTCCGACCATTCCACACCGCGAGGAACACCGGGAATGTACTTTGCCCGCACCTGATAACCCACATCCGGCAATATCCCGTCAGAGATAACGAAAGAGCCGGTTTCGAACGAATGGGTTTGAGGCTGCGCCACAACAACGCCACTCGATGCCAAGCGTACCTCAAATTTCAGTCCAGCAATATCGTCCACCAGAGTGTACCAGCGAACAAGCAAGCCGGGGCGATTAGCTCCACCAGAGGTGCCTGCGATCACAAATGAGGAAATTGTGAGCCCAACAACAGCCTGCGCAGCAGGGCGCGCGGGAACAACAGGAAAAGGAATTACCGGGCGGTAATCGGTATCGTGGTCCCAACTGCCATGATCCGAGGGATCTACCTCAGTTAGATCAACAATGAGATCGCAATTCGGCAGATCAATGACACCATCAACCCGGAATTGCTTTGCCTGATACCCATTTCGTGCACTCGACCACTCGACAACATCACCCGGCTCAATCAGCCGAAACTTTGCAGGCAAAGAATGAGTGTGACGCCGCGCACGCCGGGCCGCTGCAAGTTCGCCATGCAGCAGGCGCTGAGCTTGAGCAGGATACGGAACAAAAGAGAGCTGAACGTCAGTCATCAGGCGACGCCCACCATCCTCACTCTCGAATTGAGAGTTATAGAGCGGCGGGGTGGATCTCATCACATACCCCTCATCTGGCGATGGGTATGAGGCGATCACGCCGTTTATTGTGTCACTCAGACCGAAGAAAGGTGTGAAGGTCTGTGGCGCGAGGCTCAGAATGTCATCATCATTAAAGTGTGCAATTGGCGCATCAGGCGCGCCAACATATATTTTGAAGACGCCACCCACCTCGCTCATGCGGCCCGCGCAGGAGGTCAGAATAGCCTCAAAAGCGCTCCCCATTTCGCTATTGACGGTGATTTCGCCCGCGCACCGATACAAAGGCTCAAGACCTTGCTCGCCCTGCACACCGGCACGGCATTTCTCGATTTGCGCAATCCAATGATCGGCAGGGAGGCGAGCAGAAGTGAGCCCCTGCAAGCCATAAAACCACGCACCCCCAAAGAACAGACCACGCGCAAGGTTGTAAGCCTGAACAGCGGGAAGCTTATCGCCATCACCTCCCCACGTTGCAGGGTCATTCCAACGGTGATCGCCATCGCCCCCCTGAGTGCTATCCTTGGAAATGTCATACATCTTGACGCCATCAAGGACGAACTTGGTGCGCGGAAACCCTGCGAAAATCTCCTGATTGATCCGAAATGTTACGATAGCATAAGCAATCCCCACCCCGACACGAGCTGCGGAGTATCCGCGTGGAGATCCAGCGTTTACTGTACCGGTCAGAAAGCTATCGGCTACCGTTTGCGTGCCATCGTAGAACTTAACCCAAGCGTGATCTTGCCCGTTCACACGGTACTCGGCTGCGGCGAGCCCGCCCTCTGCGCCTACGTCTTCGAGCGTGACGGATTGACCGTCAATAAACACTCGCTTCAGGCCGGAAACGGGCAAATCGCTCAGCGCGATAACCTGAGTGTAATACGCGTTTGGCGTGTCACCGGAGCGGCCCCATTCCGAGTGCCAGACCAAGGAGCCAGCAGTTAGGTATTCCCCGACCCCAAAGGAGCGAGGAACGCTGCCACCGGTACGCACGTTGCCCTGAATTGAAAACGGATCTGATTCAATGGGGTTAGATTTCTTGGCGAAGGCTTTTGCGAGCGCAGAAACACCGAGCTGCACAGCGGCCCGGAGCAGGAAATTGCCAACGGCGAATGTCCCAAGCGCGCCCAGCCCAATAGTCCAACTGGAAATGGCGGTTACAGCAGCAGCAATTGCGGAAAAAACAGCCATCAAATCACCTCAAAATTTTTAGGAACTTATTTTCAGAGAGACCGAAACCGGCGCGCTCAAAGAAATGCGAAACCCGGACATCATTGAGGCCAGAGAGACCCGCAGCAGCGCACCCCTCAGTGCGCGCCCACGCCTCATAGGCTTGCAACATCCTCAAGGGGAAACGCCCCCGGTGGCTGGGATGAACCCAAAAAACCAACTCTTGAGCGAGACGGACGGGCGCAAGGGGGGATACCGTGATTGACGCTGCCAGAACGCCGGAGAGCGCGCCATCAACTTCAAGGACAAGACACAGCCTATCCGGTCCCTCAATGTACTCCTGAGCAGTCCGTGACGCATGTGCGGCGTTAAATTCAAACGGGATGCCAGAGACCTTGTGAAACTCACGACACATGGACACGACGCCAAACCGATCCTCAGGCTTGGCCGTGCGAATGATGCTCCTAACCATTGCGGATAGACCCGCGCTTGCCCCAGAAAATCAGCCAATCAGCGCAAGTGGTCACATCGGTATAGAAATCATCTCCTTCAGCCCGGCCTATCTGGCTTTCATGGCTGCGCATATCGGGATTGCCCCGCGTTAATTCTTGAGCGCTAGAAACGCACTTGATTGAAACGCTTCCCTCATTTCCCTCTGATGGTGTTTCGACGGGCGCACCATCAACAAACCCCACGAACCGCGAGCTTGCAGGCTCAACCATTCGCATTGATTGAGGGTCAAATTCGCCGCGATAGATTTCAACTTTGGCTTGCCGGATATCGTAAAGCCTCAGAAGCTCATTCACCCGGTCATCCAGTTGAGAGAACTTCACCTCAACCTCTTGAACCGTCAGGTTAGAAACCATCGGGATCGGATCGATTGAGATAAGAGCGCCGACACCTCGGAAATCGTAAACCGCGGGGAGGCCAGTATCAGCGTCGATGACGGTGGCGGCAACGTCGCCAACATCGGACCAAAAACCCTCGGTGATCGGCTCGCCCGTTGATCGCACGCGCGCCGTGATCCGCATAAAGTCACGCACAACGAGAGTTTGAGCCTCAAGCAAAGCCTGAGTGCTTACAGGAATTTCCCGCATGATACTCACCTGATTTTTTGGAATTGGTTAGATGATTTGGATGGCTGAAAATGTCACAGACGACGCAACAAATTCAGTGATGACCGGGGCTTGCTGCCCCGGCTCTAAGATCATCTCGCAAGATGGGCGCTTGAATGTCACCGCCGCCCCAATTTGAGCGCCGGGCCGGATGGCAGGAAACACCTCAACATCAAGATTTCCAGCCGGATCAAACAGCCCACCGACCGTGACCATATGCAACGCCCGAGTTTGGTTTGGGCCATATTCAAACCCGAGATAATCGCCAACAGACAGAGTGAACCCCTCCGGCATGCCCGCCAACCGTACCCCGAAAGCGCTGTCATTTACATCTAGCGCGGTGATGGTCGCGACATCGTCAAAATCCCCCGCCGCGTGAGCACGCGGGAATGGCCGGCGCACATCATGAGCCAAGAATGACCCAACCGAACCATTCAGAGAAATCAGCGCAGCCTCAATATCAGCGGCATCCGCGAGTGGGGCAGGCGAGGTTGTCACACTCACGCGCCACAGTGCGGAGCCGAGATCTTTCGCTTGGGTCCTACCCCCCGCCGTACGGCTCAACTCTTGCCGATGCATCGGCCAAAAGGCGGTATCGCGAACCTTGCAGAGATCGAATAAATCAGAGCGCGGGTAGATCATGACATTTTCCTTCCGGCCTTAGCCTTCATCACAGCCTGCTCAACCTTTGCGTTGAACTGTGCCGCGTCTGCGCGCATGCGCTGATCAAGTTCTTGGACCGCCTGCAAAGATGCCCCTCGCGCATCAATGCTTGGGGCATAGGTGAACTGCATCCCACTGCCTCCAAGCTGCCCAATCTTGTTGTTTGGGATGACTTGAGCGCCCATTGGCAAATTCACCAACTCTGGCCCTCGCTCGCCTACCCACGACAAGCCGCCGCGCCAATTGTCGGTGCCAAGCGCATTGCCGGGAATGCTCAGCAAGTCACCGGTGAGCCAATCGCCACCGCCTAAGATCTTCGAAATTCCGCGAATGGCAAAAATCTTGACCAACTCAATGGCGAAGTTTCTCAAAGCATCTTTGCCGCTATCAATCCGTGTGATCAGATTGCCGATTGCTCCCTCAACATCCTCTGCCATTTGCGCAGCAGGGTTCTTAGAAAGCTCATCGTTGACCTTAGCTAAGCCGGATGCAGCGGCTGAGGTTTTCTCAGGCAAATCGGCATAATGCTCTTTGAGCTGTTCGACGCGAGCGTTGTATTCCTCAAGCGTGATCTCACCTTTGAGCAACGCGGCGCTCAGTGTGGCATGATCCCTCGCCATCATCTTTGTCTTGGCCGAAGCAGGGTCCAGCCGATCAATCAAAGCCTCAAGCTCAGTGCGAAACTTTTCCGTTGCATCAGCCGGGCCATTGTCAGGCTTATCTCCCCCGGCAGGGACACGGGGCGAACCATCTGAACCGCTGCCTTGCGAGGGGAACTGAGAGCGTTTGAATCCCTCAAGCATTTTCATATAGCGCTCAAGCTGCGCCTCAGCAGCATCTAGCTCAGCCTCGGCAGCAGCGGTGTTTTTTGCCATATCTTCCGCATAACCACTGTTGCCACCGGCGGTTAACGGGTTTTGATCCAAGAGATCATTGCCCGCCTTTTCGCGAGCGCGAACCAGCGCCAACTCAGCCTGTGCAGCACTAATCGCGGCGCGAGCCTGATCAATGTGCGTGCCAATGAGTGCCTCACCAGAGGCAACCGCTGCCTCATTTGACGTGTCAACGAGGTCAAGAGCGGCCTGCAATCGCTTTTCAGCTTCCGCCGCAGCATCCGCCGCCTCAGCGCTTTTGCCAAGGCGCGTTGACAGCAGGAAAATGCCGCCAGAAACCGCCGCGATAGCGAGGCCGATCGGGCCGGAGAAAAACGCCATGGCTGCACCCAAGGCAATCATGGCCGTGCCCGCGATTTCCGCGTTTTCAGCGAGGACAACCACGACGCGGGCAAGGCCGCTAATCGCGTTTGCGATAGTGACGCCAAATAAGGTTGCAGCTTCAATAAAAGCTGGATCAAGGATTGCACTCGCGAGGTTGGAGAACCCGCTAACCAGTGAAGATATCGCAGTCTGTAGCGGACCACCGGCAACGGTGGCCTCTTGGAAATTGACAGCCAAACGCTGCAACACCGGGGCAAGCCCCACCGCGAGCTGATTTCGCATCCCTTCAAACACAAAGCTAATACGGCTCAAGGCGTCATTTGCCGCCTCAACCTTAGCTGCCATTTCATCCGTCATGCTGAGGCCGAATTTCTCAACCTCTGTGCGCGCGGATCGAATTGCGCCCGATCCCTGCAACAGAGCCAGTGAAACCTCATTGGACCGCACACCAAATTCGCGCATCAGTCCGGCGGCGTCCTGTGCGCTCAAGCCCATATCATTGATGCGATCTGCGATAGCGCCAAAACGCGCATCAACATCCATTCCCATCAACTCACGCGCATCAAGGCCAAGCCGTTTGAGTGCATCCGCAACCGGGCCGGTGCCCTCGCGCGCGGCCTCTGCGAGGCGTTTACCCATCATCTGCACCGCGCCATTCATTTCGCTCACCGCAACACCCGCATCGCCACCGGCGATTTGCAGGGCGCGCAAGCCATCAATGGAACCATCGACAGAGCGTGCCATCTTGGCTTGCGCATCGACCGCCTCAAGCCCGCCGCGCGTCATGGCAACCATGCCAGCAGTTGCGGCGGCGAAGGCGGCACCAGCAGCGACGCCCGTCATCTTGGCTGCGCGCGACAAGCTGCCCATGAGCGCCTTGGCGCGCCCGATCCCCCGAGACAAATCCGAAGTATCCGCGCCGATCGAAACCTTGAGGTTTCCGATATTCTGACCAGCCATCAGGAAGCCCCCTCTTTCTCGCGTACCTGCGCGAGCTGCTCAGGATCGCCACCCCATGCAAGAAAGAGCTGATCGGCACTGATCCGCACTTGCTCAGGGGTTTGCGGCTCCTGCCGTTTCTCTTGTGTGAACATGCTGCCGAGATCGGGCAGCTTGGTCTGGCGGGATAAAGCGGCGACGTGCCACGCGAGCCAAGCGCGGCCATCCTGCTCAGCGATCAAGTGGCGGCGCGCACCATCCAGACGAGCAACCATTTCGCGCGGTGTGATCTGCCAGAAACTATCTGCATCCAGACCGTGCGCGACATAAGTGCGGTGCAGCTCCAACCAATCCCAAGCTGCCCGCCCGTCGCTTACTTTCCCGGCTCACCATCCCCGGCCTCAGAGGCATCTGGGAAAGCCGCCATAATCGCCTCTGTCATGATCCGCTCATGATCACCGCGCAGGCCATCAATGAGAGCGCCAGCCTCTTCAACCGTGGCCTTGGGGCGCTCGCCCAGCATCAGCGCCCAGAACAGCAGGCGCAAATCCTTCATGCGGGGCTTGCGGCCCTCAGAGAACTTATCAAGGAACTCATCAATTGGCAGATCGGCGGCGTCCTCAAGCTCGCAAATCGCATTTGTCGAAAGGAGCAGGTTGATTTTTTCGCCTTCAAAATCGGCCGCAATTTGGCCGCGCACTTTGTTCGCCATCGGGACGCCTCGTAGGGTGTTGGAGTAAAAATAGGGTTGGGTGGTGCCGCGTTAAGCGGCAACCAGCACCGGCTTGCCAGAAGGCTTAACGGTGAACTCACCCGCCATTGTGGTTGTCGATGGATCGCCGGGTTTCCAGCTCTGAGGGATGCCAGAAAAATCCATCTTCACACCATTGGGGAAGGTAATGCGGAAATCGCCCTTACCCGCCAGCATAGCCGCATAGAGTGCATCAGCAGCCGAGGGGTTGTAGTTAAAAGCGATGGTTGCAGGGTCAGTGTCCAGCAAACCTGCGATATATTCGCGGAAATCATCGGGGCTTTTCAGATGCGTCACATCGATGGTTTCTCGCGTGATCGCGGGCGAGGTGATTGAAGTGACCTCAAAGCCAACTTCTGTGTAAGCTGTAGAGCCACCATCTACACCATCACCGATGGAAAAGGTGGACTTCATGCCAGTTTGGGCGCTCGTTACGGTCATTTCCGAAACTCCGATTTTTAGAGGTTAAAGGGATGGATCATCCGGCGTGACGCCAAACGTGATCTCGAATTTCATCAGCCGCGTACCGATCAGCACCGCGCCCTGATTTTGGGCGATCTCGACAGACACAAGCCGGTTGGAACGCGCGAGACCAAAGCCCCCCGCGCCGATCATGATTTGCTCAACGCCAAGCTGCATATCGTCAAGCTGATCCATAGGATCGCCACCGCCTCGCGCCATCAAAACGACATCAAGGGAGAGAATTCGCGTGACCTCATGCAAACTCTCATGAGAAACAGTCTCACCAGCAGTAAACACATAGAGGGCTGGCAACTTGTCCTCAGGCACCACCCAACCGGCGGGAGCGACATCCAACAGCGCGACAGTGGGACCAGACCCAGCATCAACCGTAATCTCGGCGGCTTTGAGCGCGGCCTTGCAGCGATGTCGGATCTCTTTGGCAACCAAGGTGGAGCTCATTCGACCACCTCCAATTGTGCGGTGACAAGGGCATCAGAGGCGGGGCTTGAGCTTTCCTCGAGAAAGAGAAACCGATAAATCTGCCCGTCTTTGGGATCGACCAGATCACCCTCGCTGAGATCAGCAAGCTCGTGGCGCGGAGCGCGCAGAACAGGCACCAGCGTCTCAATCTCTAAGCCGTTGTGACCCTCAACCCGACGCGGAACCATTCGAAAGACTGCGATAGTATCCCGCGCCTGAGGCGCTCCATGGTGCAGTGTGACGGTGCCACCAAAAGCCCGCGCGAGCGAGCTGGCGACACCGCGAAACGGTCCTTGCATCAGAGCAGGACTACAATGCCGTTGTCAGACGGGTCAGCGGCGGGCGATGCCGCATAGCCAATATGCGCGTTGCCACTGGCGACGGTGGTGCACTGTTTGGCAGTGTTGTTCCAATAGACTTTCGCCCCCTCATCCCATGACTGCGCCGGGAGTTTGTTGAGATTGAAAACCCCCTTGCGCACAATGGTTACGTCTTCGCCTTCTTTGGCTGAAACGGCGGCGACACCGAACATTGAGCCGACAAGAACGCCACCACCAGACAAGACGTCTGCGGGTGCTTTGATGGTGATTTTTTCACCGGGTTGGATATAGTTTTTCATCTGTTTTCTCTTTCAGGGGTTACCGGGGTTCAAAGGTGAACGCTCAGAAAAAAGGCACCCATTGGGTGCCTTTCGTCGCTAAAGGTGAGATGTGGCCGTACTTAACCGCGCTGGTACACGCCCATGTAGCCGACCGCGCCACAGGCAAAGTCATGCTCGATGGTCATGCGGGTGCCCTGCGAACCAAACGGGTCATCGACCCGAACGCGAGGCGCGCGCGCTCCGTCAAGATAGCCATGCTTGAAGGAGTGCGTTTTTTTCGCAGGATCGACAGAGAGGAACCACTTGCTGTCTTCGATCTCTTCGGACACCACAAGGCGAAGCTTGCGGGCCAACGGATTGACGTTGGTTTGCTCTGCCGCCAACAGTGGCGCAAGGAACTGCTCAGCCTCGGTTTCACGTTCTGGACCAACGATGAGGAACGCCGGTGCGTTCTGTTTCAAGTTGCGCTTGTCAGACAACTTGTGAGAACGCATGGCCTTGCGACCCTCGCCAACTGTTGCGGTTGTGATGTTGCCAGCCCCGCCCACGTTGCCATGATCCGCATGGAAAACACCCTTGCCATCGGAAAGCTTGGGATTGCTCAGCAGCATCGCCCAAAAGGTTTCTTCTTCGAACTCCGGCACGATAGAGGCAGCATTCAGAAGAACCTCAGCAATGGCCCCCATGGCGTCATTGACCATCAGTTGACGACTGACGGAAATGCCGGTGCCGTAGGATGCCAGGGCGATGGTTTCTTTATTTTCACCAAATGTGCCGAATTTGATTTCGCCATGTTCCCCGACCTTTTTCAGCGTCGGAAAGTTATCGGGGCGAACAATGCTGTGCTCACGGAAATCGTTGAACGTCATTTCACGCGAGAACGCCCCAAAGGTCGGCTCTGCCAGATCATAGGCGCTCTCAATCACGGTGTTGAACGCCGTGGACAGGATCAGCGGAAAATCAGATGTGCTGTGCCCGGCGCTCATCAGAACGTCAGCCTTTGCACCGACCGAGCGCGGGCGTGATGCCCCGGTGAGATCAGCGGCCATTTCAACGAAATCCATTTCCATGAATGCGTGCGCACGCTCATCGACCGGATCGCGGCCAAGCATCTGAGCAACTGCTGCCTCGGTCATACCGATGCGCTTGGTTTCGCGCTCATCTGTCACGATCCGTGTGCGCTGCACACGGGGCTGACCGGCAGCAGCAGCGGCCATGATCACCCGGTTCGCCTCATCCAGCGATGTACCATCATCGCACATGCGATCAACTTCAGCTTGGCCGACATGGGCCATGAACGGCGCAGCCGCTTCACGAATGCCCTTGATGCGAACGCGATCAGCAGCGACCGCATCGGCGGCACTCATAACCAGCTCAGCAACCGGGGCGGGTGCTGGCACATCGGCGGGCGCGGGGGTGTTCTGTTTCGACATGGAAATTCCCTTTTTGTCATCGGCCTCTTGGCCCGTTTGTTGGCTTGCGCCATCCTCAAGGCCCGCCTCAGCGGCCTCAAATCTCATCTGAACCTCGCGAGCGCGGCTCATGGCTGCGCTAGCGGCAACGATGGCGGCGGCATGGTTCATGGTAGGGGTTGTGTCATCGCTGTCAGACGCAGTGGCCACAGCATCAGCGAAACCCTTCTCGACTGCCGAATAGGCGGTGAGCATGGTTTCTGCGCGCATAAGCGCACGCGCCTCATCAGGGGTGATCCCGGCGCGCGCGGCATAAACCCCTGCATAGGCCCCTGCCATCACGTCCAGTTCTTCGGCTTGCGCCGCGAGATCTGCCGGATTTCCGTATGCGCCAGTTGAGGGATCATGAATAAGCATCAGCGATCCCGCTGACATTTCGATATGATCAGCCGACATGATCATGAGCGAAGCGGCTGAATGCGCGTTACCCGTCACCTTGACCGTTACATTGCCGGGATGAGCGTCGAATGCTGCGCGGATTGCCTCACCCTCGCTTGGCATCCCGCCATCAGAGTTGACCAAAACGGTCACATCACCTTGATTTTCCTCAAGGGCTTCTATGACCATCCGCGCAGAAAAAAGGCCCGTGTCAGCGGGCCAAATATATTCATCTTTGACGATGGTACCGAAAAGCCGGATCACGCCACTTTGAAACAATTCGCTCATGAGCTGTTCCCTTGTTGGGTTTCATTTCCCACGCCCGGCTCATCCGGGGCGGGTTTAGGTCTGGCGGCATCCTCGACACGCTCACGCGCAATCGTGTCAGGGTCCAAACCCATCGCGCGCTGCTCACGCGAGAGGCTCGAAAGGCCCGCCTCAACTTTTTTGATGATGGCCGGAATTTCCTTGGTTGGATCAATCAAGGCGCGGCGCTGCGCGGTCCAAGCCATGCCTAGCGGCGCAACGCGCCGGGTGGCTTTGAGGCGGTAAGCATCCAGCGCCCAACGCCCAACGCCAGCGCAGAATTGCGCGATCAGAATTTGCTCTTGCCACGTCTCGACATTCTTATCCATTTCCAGCCGACCGGCCCGCATGGACGAAAAATTGACGTTGCTGAGATCCCCGCTCAGGCTTTCGCCCGTGATGCCGATCCCCATCGCAACAGCCCAAAGACCGAGGCGCATAACTACGTTGTAGTCATCGACCCGTGGCGGTGTTGTGAAAGTGACTTTTTGGCCCTCATCAGTATAGACGAAAGCCCCCGGTGCGAGCTTATCCAAGCCGCTCGCCCTTTGGCCGTTTTCGTCAACAGGCGGACCATCCGGGCCGCTTTCGACAACACCAGCCAAGAGCGCGCTAATCTTCTGTTTTAGGATTTGCGCCTCTTGATAGTCGCGCATTTCCGCCAACGTCACCATCACCGGAGCAAGCCACGGCACGCCGCGCATTTGGCCGGGGCGATCAATGCGCCTGATGTGCAGAACATCCGAGGCAGGCACCCGCGAACTTTTCAGCGTGCGTTTGCGGGTTGCTGATCCGGGGTGTTGTTGGAAAATCCAATACCCCACCACAACGCCGGTCTCAGCGTCGTACTCGATGCCATCAATCACCTCATTGTCACCATGCGATTGCACCGTGCTATCAAGATGATCAATCTCAAGGATCTCCACACGTAGCGGCAATGTTGCGTTTGCGTCGGACACCGTGCGGCGGATCGCTAAGACCTCGCCGCTTTCAAACACCGAGTTGCAAACCACGCTTTGCATGGTGGCGAAATTCATGGCCCGGTGCGCGTCAATTTCTGTTGATTCCAGAAATGGCAGGATCACCTTGGCCGCAGCATCCGCCGCCGTTTTGTTGCTGCCCGTGATTGAGGGCGCAATACCTGCCCCAACCACGTTGTTTGTGACGACCGATTGCGCACGCTTGGCAAACGGGGCGTTGCGGATCAGATCGCGCGAGCGTTGCCGCAGCAACCGGCGAGAGCCAAGCGAGGCAGCATCCGCATCCGTCGCCGGGGCCTTCATACCCTTGACGCGGCGACCCATGCCGCCCGCGTCGTAATTCATCAGGATAGACGCACGCGCCTTTGCCTGAATACGGGTAAGACCGCGCACCGGAGAAACGGCCAAAATGGCCCGATCCAAGAGCGAGGCGTTGGAAAAGTGCATCATCAGATCACACCCCGCGATCAGTTTCAGCGTAGCGCACCGGGAAGGAAACCCGCGCCTGCGCGGGCTTCAATTCGGCCTCAATGAGCCGCCTAATTCTCAGCAGCTCATTGAGATCACGATATTGAACCATTTCACCCGCGATCATCGCTTGCTTGAGCCCGCCGCTGATCATCTGATTGATATTGGCTAGGTCTTGCGGTGTGTATGCCATTGCGATCACTCCAAATAGGACATGCGCCGAACGGGCTTGCGCGCCCGTGTGGCTGCGGCAGGCGGCGCAGGCGGGGCCTCGCCCACAGCATCCAGCTCAACCGCATTGGGGTTTGACAGGCCACCTAAGGCCCAAGGTTTCGGATTGGTGGGGTCCAGTTTCAGAACCCCCTTATGCTCAGCCAGCGCTTGCGCGTACCCGCTCAAGTCAATGCTCTCGTTTCGGGGCATGTTGGCGCGCTTTTTCCAGCCCTTGTCAGTGCGCGTTTCGGCGGTGAACTCTTTGAGCCGAGCATCGGGCAACCAATCACCGAGGATCAGCGCCCCCGGCCCACCATCCACGCGCCCAAGCGCGGCAAATGTCGTGTCTTTGTGCTTGTCGGTTGCGATGTTCAAAAGCTTGATATCGCGGACCTTACCGCCATCGCTGGCCCGATTGGGTGCGCGATACCATTGCCGACCCTCGACTTTGAAACCACCGTGACCGCGCACCATGAACCACTTGGACGCCTCGCCTGCCTTTCTGCGCGCCTGCCAAAATGCGGTTGCGCGATCTGACACGCCGGGCTTGCCGTGAAAGTCACAAGCAAGCGCCATTGGCCGCAAACCATAGGCGGCACCCTCAACCGGATAGACCGCCTGCATCACCGGTAGCAGAGCATCCCAATCCTCGAGATACGTGTGCGGCTCGAGCAAGCGATCCTCTTGCCCCGGCGCACCCTCTGGCACGTCCTTGACCGGGAAACGGTCAATGATCGCCCTCCGCCCATCAAGGCCAAACGCCGTGATTTGGACCTCAAAATAATGCGCTTGCACATCGACAGAGGCGATGATGAACCTCGCCCATTCGGGCGCAACGCCTTGGGCGTAGGGTTTGCAGATTGCCCGCAAGTCCTCGACCGTCAGCGCTGCCTCATCGCGCATTGCACGCGGTAGATAGGGCAAGCCCTGATCCGTGTTGATGGTTACTTGCAGTAGCCCCTCATCGCCACCGGCATTGAAAGCCCGCAGGGCAGTTTCAAACTTACTTACCAGACGCGCCCAAGACGCAAATGCCGCCGCCGCACCGTTGAGCCAATAGCTCACCCGATCCGATTTCAGCACCTCGCCGCTATCAATGCGAGCTAGGCCACCATCAGCGGTTTCATGTAGCCAATACCCCGACCGATTGAGGGAAACCTTTTGGCTATGCTCAATCACGCACCCATGATGCGGGCAAACCATCACCGCTGAGGCACCCGCCTCAGCCGGGCTCAGTTTTTTGTCATAGTGCAAGCGATCAAAGCGAGGCTCGAATGCCTCGCCGCAGGTTGGGCAATCCCAATACCAACGCCCCCGCGTACCGCCGTTGTAAAGCTCCAAAATTCCACCGGCGACAGGCGGGGCCTCATGTGGCGTTTGTGGCTTCCATTCGGGATCGGTCACAACATGACCGGGGGATGCCTCTGCCACTGTCATACCGCGCGAGCCGAGCGTTTCGGTACGCTTGGCCCCCATCGCAAAAGGCGAGCCTTCCTTGCCGATATTGAGCGGCATCCGGTCCAGATCGGTCAGGAGAACCGTGCGCGTTGTTTTCCCGCTCAGAAACGCCTTGGTTGGCGCACCAATGGAAATCTTGGCCCCGCCAATGAATTTCTTGCTGAGGATGTTGCGATCAGATCGGCCCCGGCCTTGCCGTTTGGCAAGCTCAGGGCTGTTTTCGATCATAGGCATCAATTCCTCATCAACCCATGCCTCAGCCGTGGCCTCAGTCATGTGGACGATCTGGCAAACACCCGGATCGCAAATCACCAGATGGCTCACGGTAGACAAGAGCATCACAGTTTTGCCCGCACGGGCAGGCCCTGCAAAAATCACCTCACGGTAGCGCCGAGAGGTCGTCATATCGGCGGGCTCAACCATGTAAGGCGTCACGCCCCGGTCAAAATCCGCCCAACGACCGTTGGCGTTGACTTTCATATGAGCCTCAGCCGCATCAACTACGCCCATTCGAGTTGCCGGGCTCAAGCTTGGCAGGGCTTGTTCAAGTACTGCGGGGGCGCTCGAATAGGGCGGCATCGGCGGCAGTTCAGGAATTTCACCGGCGCGTCGATTTGGCAAAGTCACCATCAGATCAATCCCCGATCCAGTGGATCAACGACCTCAGGCCGCTCTCTAAGCGCCGCCGCCTCAATCGCGATCTTTATCGCCCGCAATATCCCGTCATTGTAGGCGACGACGCGCTCGACATCCTCACCGCTCAACGAAAATTCCCTCTCAAGCCAATCCGGCAAACCGTCTAGCCCGGCGCGGACCTCGCCAAAAACGAGATCAAGCAACTCAACCATTTCATCAACTTGGACCAGAGAGCGCCGACGTTCAGCGGCTTGCATCCAAACAAGCTCAGCCTGCGCCAGCTCGCGCATCTGCGCGGGGCTCAATCCAGCCTTTTGATCTTTTTTGTCGATACCTAGAAAGGCCATGCGCTGTTGCGCGACAAAGTCATCAGCCGCTCGTTTTTCGGCAGCGGCGCGGGCTTGGCTTTCGTCAAACCATTCTTTGCAGGCGGAGAACAGGAAGCCGTAGGCGACACCATTGCCACCCTCGACCTCAACCGGCATCCCTTTGCCCCGCCATTTATCAATCGTGTTTTCAGAGACGTTGAAAATCTGCGCGATCTGCGCACGGTTCAATAGCGGCTCATCGCCGCCGACAGTATCGGACATGGCTCAGCCTCTCTAAGATCAAATGGGCCGGGTGGCACATCGCCAATCCCGACCCGGTGCCGAGACAACCCGGCCCAAAAATGCGCTATGCGCGAAAGCTATTCTGTTTTCGATTTCATGGCCCAGCGGCGAAGCGCGTCGCACTCCGCTTCCGTCAAGCCCATCTGGATCGGTGCCCGCCGGGATGGCGAGACCACCAGCGCAACAACAACATCAACGCCAATCTGCACCTCTTGAGAAATTCAAACACAACAATCACATGCGGCGCGAATTACCCGCATGTGATACAGGTCCGGGAAGGACCCCAATATCTATTTCAGGCGCGATCACCGGGCGGTTTTCACAGCTTGCCGCAGCCGCCTTGCGATGGCCGGGGCAATGGTCGCGCTCGCCTGCCGATGAGCGCGAGGCACAAACTTGAGGCGCGGTGTGTAAGTCACCGCGCTTTTATATGCGACCAACAGCTTGAGGCCCTTGCGAGCGCCGACAGTTCCGACAGCGCCAGACTGCGCACCCCTCGCTTTTGTTCTGCGCTTTCCACGCTTGGGGCGTTGCCAGATACCAGACACCCCATTGACCGTGCCGGAGAAAACATTCGGCTTAGCAAGGCTGCGCGCCAATGCGCCCTTGGGCATGTTGCCATACTTGTTGAGGCGTTGATTGACGGGAACGACAACAGCGCGGCGCTTTGCCCGTCGCTTCCCGCCTGTGGCTTGCAATGCGAGGTAATCCGCCTGCACCGGTTTGAAACCAACTACGGCAACAAGCTTTCGCTTAGACGCGCGGTGCACGGCTAGGCCGCGCTTTGTGAATGGGGCTGGCCGGTCAAGATCGCGCTCAAGTGCAGAGCCCTCCGCCTCTACGATCTGACCGGCCACATCATTGATGCCGAGGGCAGTTGCGAATGGTAGTTGCGTCTTCGCAAGACCATTCAGCCGCCGCTCAATCGCGCGTGTATCAACGGACATTTGCAACATCAGATTTGAGCCTTTTCCGGTCACGCTGGCCTGAGCGGTGCAACGCACCCCGACATCGGCTTGAGAAAAGGCGCGAGCCATACCACAGCGAACAGCACCGGGGCCAAAGCAAAACCGCCCGCGATCCGTTTGGAAGCGCGAGCGGCTCTGAGGCATACCTCTAATCAAGTGGTGAACCTTATAAGGTTAGGTTCCGTGTTTTGTCAAACTTTCCCGAGCGACGTACCAAGTGAAACGCGCGGATTTCGTGTTGCGCTATACTAAATCAGTGAAGCGAAGGGGCAGGGTGGGGCGCAGTTCGCGCCACCAAACCTAAGGCGCGGGCCATTTCCTCAAGCTGGTCTTCCGCCGCGCAACTGAGGCGAGCAACGTCGCGTCGATGCCCTGACCACCCCGCAGCCAACAGGATTGATTTCATATCGCTGTTATTGAGGCAAAGTGCGTCAATCAACTCGCGCGCCGTGATCGCGCGTCGACCAGCGCCACCGCGTGCGCTTGGAGCCAACACGACTGCGCCGCGCTCAAGCGTGTGCTCAACCGCCTTGATGGTGCCCGCGTGGAGAATGCGAGTTGTTGCTCCGCCATCATTAGTTGCTGCGCCACCATCGGCTTTGATGCCCTCCACTGAGGCACCTGCAACCGACCCGATCTTTTCAACAGCGAGAGCATACCGATCTGCTGCCACCCGGCGCGCGTCACGTTCATCCATGCGCCCAAGAACGGCAGGAAGGCGGCGACGTGCGGTCAAAAGTCCCGGTGCTGTCACAATGACAGGCACACTTGCAACAACCTTTGCACCGTGCGAGCCATCCTCAATGGCGCTCGCGCCAGTATCCACCACCTGAACCAGTTGCATAGCTTGGCGCGCTGGACCTGCGCACCCGCGATCACCCCCACCAATTCCTATCCGTGCGCGGCGATCCGCGAGCGTGGAAATGATCTGCATATTGATGCGCTCTGCTCGTGCGCGTGCTGCCGCTTGTGTCATGGTAGATCGGCCTCCGCCTGTTGCTGTATTTGCACCCATTAGGGTGCTCACCCTGACTATATACACCATAAACGTCACCTTAAAGGGTTAAATGAGCCCAATAAGATTTTATCATGGGAGTGTTAGATTAGGGTCGGACTAACATTTTTTGCTAATCCCAAGGCTAAGTTGTTGTTAATGTGTAATTATTATCCGTATTTCTCTAATTTGGTAATATGGAACTAGTATTCCCGTATACACACAAGGCAACCAAGGAATGTGCATTCACGCATTGTATATGCGAAAGAGCGCAACCTTGATCATTTCAGTACCTTGTTCCCGTCTCAAGGGTTATCGTGTTGATTTTACTTGCTAATAACCCTGTTTCCCGATTTTTCTTAATACCAACACAATTCCAAAATAGGTGACACATTCCCAACTATCTGCACGCTGCGCACCAGCGCTCCGCAAATCTGCGCCTCATATCCCGAATGCCTGACCATGCCTCTACACTTAGCCCGCCGTCCTGAGCCATGTGATTTTCGTCGGTGCAGGAGGCGGAGGGGTGCAGGGAGAGCAAAGAAAAAAGCACGGCGGCAGAACGAGTGCAGCGGCGCGATTGTTTGGGGTTCTATGGATGAGAGAGTTGAACATTGCGCTCAACAATTAGATAGCGAGATCACACGCCACACTGTGAATGCAAGCGAGAACCACAGCCGACCATACGGCGCGCAGCTTCATGGTTGGCTTCGAGCAGATCGAAGGAACACTAAAGTAAATGGATCAATCCGCTTTGCAACAATTCAATGCCACACCAGAAAAGAGAGGTGCAGACTTCTCAGCAAGCGAGCTTAACATCGGCCCTTAAGCGGAAAGGATCGGAGCATAGCGAGCATGTGATTAGGCTCCGCCTTGCATTTAACTAGACTTCCTCAAGGTGCGCGGTACTGTAATCCATAGATTACCCTATGTTCGCGTTCTAAGGAGCTATTATGTTTTTCGATGTGGTTAGTTTAACTTCTGAGCTAATAAAAATTAGTAAGGAGGAAAGAGCAGAGGCGCGAACTGAAAAAAAGGACTTACTTAATAAGCTGGAGAATGCATCTGGTGAAGATATATTTAAGCTAATGAACTTAATAAGCTTCGCGAATATGGATGAGTTTGTTGCCGAGGCGCGTTTGCATGCGCAGCAGAGTTTTAAGATTTGTATGTTTTCAGCAATTGCTGGGTTTATAATCATCTGTGTTTCTGTTGGTTATGGAATTTATTTTCAGCTTAATAATATTGAAGGATTGTCGGCTTCATATTTAGGTGCTGTAGCTGGCTTGGTTACCGAAGGTATTTCGGCAATTTTCTTTTCTCTGTACTCCAAGACGACAACCCAAGTTAATCATCTACATGATAGGCTACTGGGTAGCCAATCGGCGTATTCAGCTTTGCTAAGCACCTCGCTCCTTTCAGGTGAGAAAGCTCGTGAGGAGCAGATAATATCGGTTTCGAACAAATTTATGTCGCGGTTAGATGGCTTGGATAAATCAGGCAGTATTTGAGGTATAAGTTGAGGCGCACGCCGGATGTGAGCGATGATGCATCTAGCAGTATCGGCGAAGTGGGCACCAAGAAGTCTTGCGGCGGCCTAAAGTGTCGTTGCAGTACGGTCTCGTGTGAGTTGACCAATAGGTATATCCCGCAAACCCAGAACGAACTCGGTCTTCGACTGTAGTCGCACCTTCTCAAGCCGTACATGTTTATTTGATCCACGGCACTGAGAAGTTTGGTGTCCGGGCATCCATGATGTTGACATTGGCCGGGAATTGTCGAAGGGTTTCTTCAAGTGCTTGCTTTGTGGAGATTTCTTTGGAGAAAATCAGATTTCATTTTGAAGGTGCTCTCTCTGCCGAGCACCATTTAAATTTCTACGAAGCGGCACGATTTCAGTATGCTGCTGCAAGATTGACCACTAAGCTGATTCAATTTCAGCATCATGGTAACTTCAATAAGCGCATTACTGATAAGACGAACAAAGATGCGCTATTGGCTACCCATAAGGATGGTTCATTTGACATATCCATTTTGGTGCCGTTCGCGATGGCGGCGGCTGAGACTTTTGTGACGACGCCAGTCGGCGCACTCATGTCTTATGTCTTCGAGCGTGTTCTTGGAAAGACCAGCAATAGTGAAGTTGTCGATGCTCTCAATGCTCAGACAGTAATTGCTGAGCAATTCGGGCGAGTAAGCGACAACGATACTGCTACTGTTCAGCAAGCGCTTAGGATCATTGAACAACAGCAGCGAGATTTATCTGAAGCTCATGATCAGAACACCAAACACTTAGAGAGACGCATTGCTGAACTTGAACGCGAGCGTCTGTTGGGCGCTCGAGAAGATCAGATAAGCAAGATTGACGACGTACGGCAGGAAAAGCTTCTAGCTATGGCGGCTCCTCTGGTTGGAGAGATGGCAACCGCACTCCGTCGATCCGCCGACACGCTTGAGATTTTTGACGAGACTCTTCCGGGAACGTCGCACCGTTTCCTTTATTTGGATAGGGAAATGGCTGAAGAAATCATCATCTCAAAAGTGGATGATCAGATTACGGCTATCAGAGTTGATATTGTCCAATACAATAAGGAAACTGGATGGGGAAAGTTGCGCCTTTCTACGTCACGAGACCTTATTACCTTCAATGTTCCGACGGACGTGAAAGAGCGTCTGCGTGAAAGAATTGTGGTAGAGATGAGAAAAACGCAGACATTTGTTCAGGTCTACTATGTTAGAGATCGAGCAAAAGAGCCTAAGCGTATGATCCTTGTTGGGATTATTGACGAGTAGAGAGTTAAATTGAGATTGCTAGTTGTTGCAGAGTTCCCTACGGGATGAATCTTGCTGTGCTTTGCTCTCCATGAAGCGGGGTATGGCGTTGTTTGAGCAAGCTGAGCGGAATTGAAGGCGCGCTCTCGCTAACCCTAAACAGCGAATGACCGCAATGTCTCCCTCAGGAGACCTTTGAGCGCGTTGTTGTGAACAACCATCGTTACCGGGCACTCTTATCAAGATTGCCCGGTAAGTTTGCCAAGAGTGTAGCGACTATTGTTGATATTTCACAGTTAGGTGATCAATCGCAGGCCACGATAACCCGTGTGGTTGCTCTTCGCAGGCCAGAAGCGCGCACCGCTGGACGGGCAACGGTAGCCCTTTGCAAGCTCATGCAAACGGATGGCGAGGGCACGAGGGGCAAGCGATGGTTCCCCATCCATGAAGGCAGAATAGACCTCATAGATGGTTTTGGAGCGGATGAAATCACTGTTTTTTCCAGTAAAAACAAAATGCTCATGCAGAAAACTCAATACTTCGTCCCCTTGCGTTGCCGTTTCGGCTGAACTGGCGCGCGTTTGTTCAGTGGGCTCGACAGGCAAATCGGGGAAACCCACTGAGCGCCACATCATTCTTCCTGCCACATGCCCAAACAGCAAACGTGCCTCACTTATGAGAGCCAATTGTGTATGGGTGTCAGACGTAGCCTCAAAAATATCTGAGGGCTGCGGTTGTGCGTGCTCGCCAAGCCGCTCATGCCGCCATGCAACAAACACGTTTACGATCCGTTGCATCACCTCAATTGCACGTTCCGTCTCAGTTTGTGTGCAAAGGTAGAATGCTTGATGCTCGTTGAGCCAGTACTCCTTGCCGGGCCTGCCTCCAAGAGAGGTTTGTCGTAACTCGCGACAAACCATTTCCCCCAATCCCACGAGCCGGTCCGCGCACTGCGAGATCATTTCACCAATGTGCATTGATTGCTCGAACCCAAGCGCTTCTGCAATGTCGACATCGCGCATACGCGGCTCGCCGTTAAAATCCTGTACGGTCAAATCTAGCATTAGAACTTCCCTTTCGATGTGATGACCTGCACATGCGCCTCTGTGCGCGCGTGCAGAATTGAGGCAAGCGCGTCCAGCGCGTTGCATTTCGATAGGTGGCGATCTGAAAGGTAGTCTGTGACGACGATGCGCATGGCGAGCGCAAGCCCGGCAAGCTCAGCAGCGTCAACCCCACTGTCAGACGGATTTAGAGCGTGGATTTTGTGAGACATGAATGCCCCTCCTACGGTTGGTTTCAATACCAGCCACGAGAGAGACCAATCTCTGGTGGCCAGACGCACAGGGTTGGCCTTACCGCCCGTAGGAACGGCGCACCCGAAGGTGCCCCCATACGCCTGACCATAAAAAACCCGCGACAGATGGCGCGGGTTATCAAGCGCCTACGGTTGAGCGGGAGGCCAATCCCGGCAAGCCCTTTTTCGACTTGCTGGGGCAGGGTGCCCGCGCATCCGTTTTTTGTCAAGCGCCCGATTCGCTTCAAATCACCTCCTAATCAGGAGATAATCACACAATAAGGTTATACACAATTAAAAAGGATCGGATGACGATGGGTTACTATACTTGGCATCAGCCTCACCATCCTCACGGCGGCGCTTAAACTCATCAGTCAGGCGAATGCCGCGCCAACCGGTGTGGTTGCTCCTGTCATGCCGGAAGGAGCGCCCCTCAGCATTCTTGAAAAACTCGGTCTTATCCTTGAGGTGCTTGAAGATTGTGCGCGTACCCCAAGCATCGCTCGAGCCGCTGTTGACCTGCCACCACTGGAAAGCCTCGTTCAATTCCTTTGCGCGGGTGAAATCTGAGTGCTCGCCCGTCACCTCGCAACAGGTCTGGATGAACTCAAGGATCGGATCGCTTTCCTCGCGATATTCCTTTGTTGCGTCCAACACCGACTGCGGCACCATCAGCCCGCCCTCAAGCCATGCCTTGCAGCCATCCAAGAGCCAGTTGAAAATGCCCGTGCGCTCATCCCAGAGCTTTTGAGGCAAGAGTGGGTCAACATCCTCATCAGGGATAGATACCAAGAACGGCACCAACAGCACGCGCCGCCAGATGCCGTTGTCGGTGCCCCGGATCTCTGGCTTGTAGTTGCCATCAATGGTCAACGAAAACTCAGGCGTTACCTCAACAAATTCCTGCATCATGCGACGCACCAGAATATCCGCACCGCCGGTGAGTTGCTTGATAAGCGCCTCGCGCATCTTTGTGCCACGCTCAGGCTCAGAGGCGCGTACCAAACGCGCACCCGGCAGACGCACCAAATCCGGCGTTGCATCGCTACCTTTGCGTTGCTCAGTGCCGCTCAGGCTCTCAATCGGAACCGATGCCGCGTAGGCACCCATGATGCGGGCGATCAGCTCCAAGAGCGTTGATTTGCCGTTGCGGCCCGATCCGTACAGGAAAGCCAGCTTTTGCTCAGTGGTGAGACCAGTGATCGAGTAGCCAAACCAGCGCTGAATAAAGGCCCTGATTTCGGGATCGGGTAGGATGGTGCGCAAGAAGTGCATGAACTCAGGGCAATCCGCCTCGGGGTCATATTCCGTCTGCATCATCTTGGAGAGATACAGGTTTCTTGCATGATCACGTCGCTTGAGCGAGTACGCCCGCTTGCCGGTGACAGGGTGTTTCTCAACCTCTTCAAAGTAGACAACGCAATTTTCTGTGTTGAACATGATCTTATTAGCATTGAGGGCGCGCAGGGGCTTGTAAACATCAACCTGTGCCTCGCGCATCATGTTATTGATAGGGTTGGTGTTACCTGCCGATTTCGCGTGTGAATGGTGACCCTTGCGCATAGTGGTGAGTTTCTTTTTCAACTCATCGGCTCGCTCAATCTGATGATCGAAATCCTTGAGACGAGCTTTTTGTTCGTCAGTTCGCTGGCGTGCCGGGGTTCCTCTGATTTCTGCGGCGGCGTCTCTTGCGAATTCTGCCTCCGCCACTTGGGCGGCTTCCCAATCTTCAAGACGAATAAATTCGGCCTCTGCGGTGATTTTGGCTGAAACTCTCTGAGCCACGCGGCGCACCTCAAGCTGATCATCATCTTGAGCCCAGCAACGGCCATCCCAGACAAACCAGCCGACGCGGGGGATAAACAGGATGTTTTCGCCAAAGTATGCAGTGAAGCGCCTGCCGTTGCCGTAGTCGTTTAAAGGATAAAGCGCGCATTCCTGCGCAAGAGCCTCTGCGGGATCAACCTCATCAGGGGTGCTGGTGCCATTGGGGGTGCGGGGATCGGTGGACGAGCGGCCTGCATCTGCATCAGCGGGAAAGATCTCATCAGCGCGCTCAAAGGCGCGGCTCACCGGCTCATAGTTCATCATTAGTCTTGGTCCTTGAGCAGATCATTCAGATCAACACCGTCACCGGCTCGCGCGATATGCGCGCGCAGGGAGGGGTTGGCATTCATTGCGCGCCGCAAGCCTGCCGTGAGCTTGGCGCGTGTCGGTTTCGGGGCGCTGTCACCATCTTCGATGTAAATCAGGTGATCGACGCAGGCGGGCGGCAGGAAGGCCCGCAAATCGGAAAGGTCAGGAACGCCGGAGTTTCTGCCAAGTTGCTTGCCCGACATGTTGCCAAGATCAATCCCAGCCCAATAGGAGGCACCCGCAACGGCGTCCGCAACAAGCGCGGTGCCGGTTGTTTCAATACCTTCACCCATAACCAGGACACTTGTGCAGGCGGTTCCAGTGAGGCGAATTGCGCCGCCCTTTTTGCTGCCAAGCACCATCTTTGCAGGGTGATTATCGCCGGTGTTCGGATCAACGATCTCAGCTTTCTTGCCGGGCACGTCCGGGTTGATCCACGTTTGGTGGATGCCGGAAAAGCGCCCATCTGGACCTTGGATCGCCGCGATCAACGCGGGGCCACGGTACAGCTCACGCCGCGCATCTGCGATTTTCTTGATGTATGGATGCACGGGCAAATAGCGAAAGCAGGCGAAGGAATACGGTAAGCCGCTGAGATCAACGTGACGCCCGGCAAGATATGCAGCAGCGGGCGAGCCAGAAAATGGCAATGCAGATCGCCAGATCTTTTCTGCCTGCCGCCGCGCAAATTCGCGATAGCGAGCAGCCTGAGCCTCAGTCCTCGCATCTGCTCTTTCTTTGGCTCGGCGGCGGCGTTCGACTTCTTGTGGATCAATCTCAACGCCACGCTCACCCTCAAGCCACTCCACGGCACCTAGAAAATCAGTTCCAAGCGCGAGCTGTACCAAGGCTAGAGGATCGCCGCCTTTGGGATCGCAGATGCGACAGCGCCAAACCCCCTTGCGTACATTGGCGGAAAACCGATCCCTGCCACCGCAACCGGGGCGAGGGCAGGGGCCAACGCGCTCATCTCCAATGGCGGTGAGGCCGGAAACTTTGAGCTTATCAAGCACCTCAAGCATGGTGCGAGTTTTTGCACGCTCAATGCGGGGATCGGGGGTGCGGGCCATCGGGAAACCTCAGGGAGAATATGTAGAAAAAAGGTGAAGGCCGGGCGCAAGCTATCACGCCCGGCCTTCACCCATCAGAACGGGATTTCATCGTCATCAATGTTGTTGTTGGAACTACCGCCAGCGCCGCCACCAAAGCCGCCGCCATAGTTGGTACCTGCACTGCCATCGTAACCGCCACCGGACCCGCCACCGGACCCGCCAGTTTCTCCACGCGAGCCACCGTCACGCGAGCTGAGAAATTTGATCTCACCGGCAAAGGGGCGCAACGTGACCTCAGTAGAATAGCGATCCTGCCCGCTTTGATCCTGCCATTTGCGGGTTTCAAGGCGACCTTCAATGTAGACCTTTGCACCCTTGCGCAAGTATTGCTCGCAAAGCCGCACAAGCGCCTCATTGAATATGGCGACGGAATGCCATTCCGTGCGCTCGCGGCGCTCCCCGGTGTTGCGGTCTTTCCACGTATCAGAAGTGGCGATACGCAGGTTGCACACCTTGCCGCCATTCTGAAAACTACGCACCTCAGGATCGCGTCCAAGATTACCGATCAGCATGACCTTATTGAGTGAGCCCGCCATCAGGTCGCTCTCACAACAAAGGCATTGGCAAGTGCGGTACTAATCGCAAAGACCAGTAGGCTACATGGCGGATGCGTGCGAGCTTCCCTCTTATGATGAAGCATTGGCACCCCCTGATAGAGTGACGCCGCCGCGCCCCTTAATACGCGGAGCTTTGCCGGGAAGAATGCCACCGCAATCCCTGATGAGGATCAAATGCGCCTGCAAGAGTGCAGAAGCCATTTCCTCAATCGTGACGGGCGGCAAGCCATCGGTGCGGCCTGTTTCGATACGCGCCAGAGTGGCGACATCGCGGCGCTCGCGCTCACTGAGCTGAACCTTGATCTCAGGCATGACGTGCCCCCGCCGCACTCATCATTTCGCGGATTGCAGGCAAGGTCTTCCCCTGAGTTTGTGCACTGGCGCGCAAATGGCGCTCAAGGTTGGCTGCGCGTGAAAGTGTGATGTCGCGATTAGGGTCATTCAGGAATGCGCCGACCGAATTGACACTTGCCCCGATGGCGCGCGCAACCGTTGCAGGTGCAGAGCCAGTTTCTTTGATTGCCACCCCTAACCACGCACGAAAGGCATCCGTGTGTGGCGTTTGAGCGGCGCGATCTCGCTTACTCATGTTGTTCGTCCTCTGTTTAAAACACAAACAGATGCATATCACCTTATAAGGTTAAATCAAGGGACGAATTTAACCTAATCTGAGGATTTCCATACTTACTGTTGCGTGTATCCCCTTATAGTGTTAGGCGCAGTGATGCGGTCTGACCGCCAATGATAAGCAACTGATAAAAGAAAATTGGGAAACCAACCATGAACCCGGAAACCGACCGGAAAATTCAGAATGCGCGCACAAACATGAAAATCGCTGTCGCGCTGAGCGACCTTAGCGCCTCAGAGATCTCGTTGAAAGCGGGCCTGAGCGTCAATGTCCTTGGCAAGTACATGCGCGGCGAAACCATGATTAGCTTTGCCAACATGCAAGCCGTTTGTGACGTTCTAGGCATTCCGCTGGCGTTGATCACCACTGAACGCCAGATTACCCCAGCTCGTATTCGTCTGATGAAAGCACTTGAACGCATGAGCGAGGACGAGCTTGAGGCATTTATTGCAAAAGAAACGGGGCGAGAATAATCGCCCCGAGCCCTTTTAGGTTATTTCATTGACGGGCAGCGTATCGCGCTGCCCGTATTTTATTTATGCTTGTTGGAAGTGCTAACTTGCGTGCTGCCGACATGTGCCTCGGCGCGCTCAGCGAGAGCCAATAGCTCACTTTCATTCATCTCAGCCACGAGCGGGGCGAGGCCCCCAAAAATCTCTCTCTCAATACGCTGATCTGGCGCGGCACCCTGAGCCCCCTGTTGCTCGCTTGAGTTAAACATTTATTTACGCCCTCAACCTTTTTCTATGATATTCGCATCATTCGGATAAGGCCGACGCTCAGCCGCGTCAAGCCGCACATGCCCTAAAAACATGCAGTTTGAGAAGACCATTAATGTTGACACACACCTTATAGTGTGACTACAGATTATGAAAGATGCGAAAAACCCAAGTTGAGGCACAATTTCATGACTGACATTTGCACCGTACGCGCAGTGGGCGAGGCGATCTACGAGGCTGAACCCTTACTGCACTTAGTTAACGGATCAGGCGCAGGCACTGCTTCAAACCTGAGCCTGCGCGTTTCCGGCTCTCACACTTTAGCAGGAGGTTGAAATGGGAAAGCTGGACACATTGCAAGCAGCCGAGAACCTCAACACTGAGCAAGCGCTTGAGTGGCTGAAAAGCCAAGGCATCCACACCAGCAGGAGCGGCCTAGATCACGCCCGAAAAACAGGGCGGCTTTCGTGGCTCAAAGTATCTGGAAAAACCCGCATCCTGTACCGGCGCGACGACCTCGCCGCGGCATTTTTTGAAGGAATTAAGACATGCCCCTCAAACTCATCCAGCGGAACGGCACCGGCAATTACTACCTCAGGGGCAGCGTTGCCGGAACAAAAGTTTATGCAAGCACTCACACAAGCGACCGGCAAGCGGCGGAAAACATCAGGATCAGGACGGAAGCCCAATTGCTCGAACGTGCATCGCTTGGGCGCAAAGCGACCGTAACCTTTGCAGAGGCAGCGCTGAACTACATGAACGCAGGGGGAGAGGCGCGATTCCTCGCCCCGATACTCAGGCACTTCGGACCCAATACCAAGCTCAGTGAGATCGACAACGCGACCGTCAGCACAGCGGCGGAAAGGCTCTATCCAACAGCGCAGCCTGCAACAGTTAATCGGCAGCTCATCACCCCAATCTCTGCTATCCTTGCTATGGCGGCAGAGGATGGCCTTTGCACGCCGGTCAAATTGCGCCGCCGAAAGGTAACAACCCAAAAGACGCGATGGCTCACCCCCGAGGAATTTGAGGTGCTGGCGAAGGAAATGACGCCGCACCTCACGCAAATTGTTGGTTTCATGATCGGGACCGGCGCGAGGGTGAGCGAGACGCTCAATTTGCAAGCCTCAACGCTTTATCTCTCAACGGGTCAAGCCATGCTGAACAAGACCAAGAACGGGCAACCGCGCATGGTTCGTTTTCCTGCCCGCGCAGCTCGCATGATGCAGGTCCGCGAGCTGCCAACAATCGGCAGTATCTTCACCACGGATCACGGTAAAAGGTATGAGACAGGGCGCATTCTCGCAAACGGCAAGCGGGATGGCGCATCCATCAAGACCGCCTTCAACCGGGCACGAGACGCCGCCGGTCTGGATAGCACTGGTCCTGACAAAGTGACCCCACACACCATTCGACACACATGGGCAACTTGGCATTACGCCCAAAACCGAGATTTTGGCGCGCTGCTAGACTTGGGTGGATGGTCTAGCGCAGATGTCGCCAACATCTATCGCAAGATTGCGCCCGATGATCTAGCCGGGCGCTTACTGCAACACGGTTGGGATTTCAGGCACGCAGGGTGGCTTGACCCGCTCGAAACCTCTCCTTTGCGCAGCCTGCGTCAAACTTGATACAACCCCTGCCAGCTGTCCGGCCAGCCAACCATGGTTGGACATCACCTTTATTCAATAATTTCACCCAAAAGGCGAACTCATGACCCACACTGCGGATACTGAGGCAGAAACCAACGTCGACAATCTCAAAGACCCCAGCAACGAACTTCCAGAAATCGGGGCGGCACTTGCCGTAGCTATGGCTGAGAATGGGCCAGAACTCTCAAAGGTTCGCCGTGCCTGCATGATCGCAAAAGAAATAGGCCAATTTACTTCGGTGCTAGACGACGCGAGAGAAGCCAAACACCCCGCACACCTCATAAACGCTGTCGCGGCGCTAGAAGAATGAGCGGGGCGGTTTGGTTAGGCCCGCGCCTATTTCTGGGCTGTACGGTGATTGGTAAGATAGAACGCGAAAAAGAACATGGCTGGTTTGCGATGTCATACCTGCCCGGTGCGCCCCACGTGATCGGGCGCAATATCGAAAGCGAAGCAAAGGCAAAAGAGCTCGTGATGAAATCAGCTCAGAGCCGGTGCGAAGCCATGTTTGGGGCAACGATGGACACAGTCCTTAACGCTGTGCATGAGGGCCGAAAGTTGCGCACCGTTGCGCGGGCGATTTGGCGCGCTGGTGTCTGGCAATGTGATCGTGCAGTTAATGCTCGCATTATGTTTGAGGATCTCGGCCGGGCGCTGGGGCTCGAACCAGTTGATGGTCCCCAACCTACCCGCAACACTGATGAAACGAGTGGTGCTACTGGATCAAAGGTGCGGGACATCTTTGATCCAGTTGAGGAAGACTGCGAAAGTGACTGTGATCAGCCCAACTTGAGTGGTCCAATTTGAAAGTTAGTGCATGACTGACAGCCACGAGAAACACATGCTTCCCATAGTCCGCCACCTCAATTTTGTTGTATTAGTACTTCTCTGCACAGCGGGCGTTTCACGACACGAGCTCAACAAGGACAAATTTTGTAGTTTTCTGAAAATTCCGTGCCAAGTTCATATGTTTCAATCAGGATCGTCATTGCGCTCATCAAAACCCACGAAACGTGAGCTAGTGTTACGTGCAACACGAGAACTAAGGGGAGCTCGTTTCATTTTAATACGATCCATCAATCTATCGATAAGGACTTCCAATATCATAGGGACTTCCTCGATCATCATATTCGAGTCTTTCGAAGCTGACGAGATCTCGCGCATCATTGGGAAGTGCGTAATTTGGCTAACTACTGATTGTAACCTGTGTAAGATTTTAATTTTCCCTTCGGTGCTTGAAACACGAAGTTCACGATAGTATTCTGTCAGTACTTCGGAAAGCCATGGGAAATCATCACGTAGAAAACCAGATAGCACCAACAAACTTGCCTGCATATCTTCAGTATCGCTGCATACCATGGCAAGTTCGTGTATCATTTTCGGGTGAACGCGTCGTTTGCGAGGCCGGCTAATACTCTCTTTTTCGGCGACCTCTTCACCTAAACGACTCAGCCTAGCGTTTAAACCTCGAACATCTGTCACAATTTCCTCAAGAATCTCGTTCTGAGGTCTTCTGTGCTTCTCAGCGGGAGCGATTTCCGGAATCTCCCTTAAGGCAGCTTCAAGTTGGGGCCAAAGAGCAGGAACGGTTCTATCAATGATCTTGTCGTCTGCCTTACTTTCTGCGACGTTATTAATTGCCTTCGCAACTTCCATTATGCCCAGCATTTCGACTTTTTGTGCTTGGAACTGCTTCAGCGGTCCACTTAAATCGCTCATTTCAAGACCAAATAGAAGCGGGATGACTTTTCCATCCAGCATGGATTTCGCCAGAGCGCCGGATTCGAACAAAACCCACTCGGAGGCTAAGTTTTCTGGCGTGATACAAATTATCCCGAAGTTGGCAGCCTCCAATTCTGACGCGATCGTCTGAGCCCACCTGTCGCCGGCTGAGATATCTTTATCGGAAACGAAAGGCTGGACATACTGAAGAACCATCGGCAGCCAGTCTCTGAGTGCGTTCGCCATGTCCTTGCTGCGTGGACCGCTCCAGCTGATAAAAACCTTCATAAAATAGTCCTTTAGGAGTTTTGTCTGAGAAGCTTTTAGCAGAAAAATTTTCGAATGGTAGATAGGTTGAGATCTGAATGCGAGCGGGAGCTCTGCTGAAGGGCTGATGGTTTAGAGACTAACGCTAGGAAATTAGGGCTGTGCACCCAGCAGACTACTGCAACAAGGTAGTTGATGGGCGTATGGGAAGGGTCAACCGCTCCTCTGCTTATAGCGCCTCAATAGCTTTGAATGGCACACACGCGACGTAGCAAAGGTAACGTTCCCCAACGGCGCTGATCGAAGCAGACGTAAAGGTAGTGATCCGGGGTCGTGACAAGGCTTAGAGCAAGGGGTTCAACTTGTCGCGGTGACTGTATCTGTTACAGAAAGGGGGGCTGCTGTTCGTGGTGCCAATGCTCGCAATAAGGCCAACAAGACTCATCACCTTACATCCGTTGCAAACTCGGCGAACTGGATCTGTATTGTCGGAACTGGGTAACGCAACTTATGTCTGTCAAAAAATGGTAAGCGCTCATCGCGCGACGGTAAGTAGGGTGCTTACATCAAATAAACGTCCAAGATGCACAGTCGGTGATAACCAAGCCGCTTCAGATAATTGTAACGAAAGAGAGTAGCTCGAGGGAGCCTAGGAAAATGGAAGAAATTAAACCTTTCGCATTCGTATTGATGCCGTTTCACGATAGTTTCGATGATATATACCGATATGGCATTAAACAAGCGTGCGCCGAGCTTTCAATCGTTGCAGAGCGCGTCGATGAGCAATTCTATTCTGAAACAATGCTGGGGAGAATATATCGTCAGATTGAGAATGCAGATTTTATTATTGCTGATATGACCGGGAAAAACCCAAATGTGTTCTACGAAGTCGGTTATGCTCACGCGAAAGGTAAGCCTTGTGCTCTTTTGACACAAAACTCGGAAGATATTCCATTCGATCTACAACATCACTTCCATATTGTCTATGGAGGCAAGATTGGAGGCTTGAAAGAGCAATTACTTCCTCGCTTGCAATGGATGAAGGGTGAACTGGAGAAAGAACGGCGTGAAACGATAACGGCCACTATCACGGCTTCTACTGGAACGCTAGATGTTACCGAGTATTGGCATGAAGGAGAATTTGAACTCAAGATAGTTTTGAAGAATGTGGCTAAATTTAGAAGTCCGGAAATTGACAGTATCTCTATTACTGCAAGTGATAGTTGGACTTTATTATCGGATGGAAAAGAGTGCGTATCGGAAAAGCTAAGTGACGGTGTTGCGAGGTTTTTTGTGCCAGCGCCAAACTCTCGGATTGCTCCGGGGGCGCTCAGTCAAGCTGAGGTCATTTTCAAGAAAACTTTTTGGACGAAATGGTCAGGGTCCGAGAAGAGGGAAAAATATAGAGCTAAAGGTAATCTTCTTATTGATGTGGCGACAGCAGAAGGAACGCACCCTTTTACCTTTGATCTTAATGTTGATTTTGATGAAATTCCCTTTTGAAAACGCATTTCAAAGGGAACGGCTGGCTGTGATTGCGCGTGTAGTTTGAAAATTTGAATTGGTAGGGGTAGTAATACACAGTAGTTCTCGATCAGCTGATAAAGTTCTAGTATGAAGCCAACGTTTCCATTATTGCCGCCGCGTACTGTAGATTTTAAGGAGGCCAAAATTGAAACACCCCTATAAACTTCCCTGCAGGTCGAAAAAATCGCTGGGCGTTGTCGAATCTAGGTTTCTAGATTGGATCGGCTTGGAGCGTTTACCTAGCTTTGAGAACGCCGCTTGGTTTGGCCCTATAGTGGGTGTGTGCTTGGGTCTTTTGGCAATGGCACTTGTGGTTGCGGGAGTTGCCACCCTTATTCAATTTCTGAGCATAGTTCTTTTGAATTCGTCCGAGCATGAAGCAATCCGAAATATTGGGTTAGCGGTAGTCGCTGTTCTAGGTGCACCTTTTGTAGTTTGGCGTGCAGCAGTGGCTCAGAAGCAAGCCGATATCGGCGAACAAAGTCATATCACTGATCAAATCAATAAGGCAGTTTCTGGCTTGGGGGTTGAGAAAACGGCTGATAGGATCGGACGTCCCATAAAAATATATGTAGGGGAATCCGAAACGATTACCCAATTGGTTGACAATCCAGATACATTCGAGATGAAACCCAGAAGCATCGAGCGCGCAAGATATTGGGATCAAACCTCCTTGAATCACCCGGAGACTGGGTGCGAAGAATTTGAAGGCCTTCATATTGTGATCGAAACTTGGCAGGAAGAGAGGACAGAGATAGAATGGCAGTCTACACCTTTAAAGCTGGACGACGGTGCTGCAATTGCCTCTTACGGAGATTGGACCGTTTTCTCTGAGACCGCCCCGAACATTGAAGTGCGGGTGGGGGCAATCTATGCTCTAGAGCGTATATGTCAGGATAGCCCCAGAGATCATATCCGGATCATGGAAATCCTCACTGCATACATTCGAGAGAATTCTCCTGTGGCGAACTTGTCCCCCACTGTTGAACCGATTGAACCCAAGTCCCCACGTACAGATATACAAGCAGCACTGGATGTAGTCGGGAGACGAAGTGCAAAACTTGTTGCTCTAGAGCACTCCAAGCGGTTCCGTCTTGATCTACGGCGGTCAGATCTTTCGTGGGCGAATTTCGCGAATGGGTGTTTCGATGGCGCTCAACTTTCTGGGTGCAGACTCGAAGCTGCAAACTTTAGAAACGCTAGTCTTAGAGGGGCTAGGCTCCAAGGCGCGTTGTTGAATTTCGCTGATTTTTTCAGCGCGGATCTTTGTGGAGCTCTCCTAGACCACGCAACGCTCGGGCGCAGCGATCCGCGGCGAGGTTCTATCACACAGGCTAGGGAACTAAGAGGTATGTCAGTGGCCGGAGCGGATCTGTCGAGCGTAGGGCACTTGCGCGTGTCCGAAGTAGACGCCCCCACGTTTGGAACTAAAGATACCATTCTAGCACCGGCGCTTGCTGAAAAGTTCAAGGCTAATTTGGATGATATTGATCAGTATGTATTTATCGCCCGCGGAAATATCGTCGAAGATGAACATGATGTTCTTCAGCGTTTGAAGGCAACAGCGTTCTATGGTTGGTCACCGTTCACTAGCGATGATCTCGCAACAAACAGCCTCAGATCTGAACTATGGAATGCTCTTGGGTTAGTTGGCTTCCCGTTCAGAGATGAATGATCCGGTTGCAGGCTCTTCGCGGGGGGTATCTATGTGAGTTAGTCGGTAGCCTGTTAAGGGGGGAGAGCACCGCAAGAAAGTAACGATAGTGCAATATCAGTGCAATTGAAATTCACTTCCCCTCTATGGTGTTGAAATAAAACATTAATTATCAGTGAGTTGAACCCCCTCCTAAGGGGCAGGTTGCAGGTTCGAATCCTGCCGGGGTCACCAAACCTGCCATTAAAGTCAGAGAAAGCATATGAATGCGCAAACGACAGCATAAGCCTGCGCAAGGGCTGTCAAGCACGTTTTTCGCTTGTCCAGAGTTTTGGCGCACGAGCCCTATTTCGTTGATTTCAATTGGTTTTCATTATTTCTCGAACATCTGAGAGCAGGTAGATGCCCTCGAAGACCTCGTCGCCAGCGGAAAATGGCGGCGTGCCATGGTGCTGGACTTGGCTGGTGATCGTCCGACGGTGAACGCCTGCCTTCCTCGCGAGCAGCGCCGTTGTCGTGAATCGCTTGTGGAAGGCAGCAATGTCATCTTCCGCAAGTGACCACTGCTTGCGCTTCGTGACCGAGTTCGTGATCTCCGTGCCCGGACTGTGACCTGTCGCGACAAGCCGCACCATGTATTTCGGTTCAACCAGACCGATCTGCTTTCCGAAGACGCTGGCACTGATCACCTTGGTCTCAGGCCGATCGATGAGCACGTCTGGCGGCAAGGTCTTGATCAGTGCCTCGACGTCCATTCGATCGACCCTGATCGCATGAAAACCTTCCTGATCATCGTGGCGGAAGGCGGCCAGTCGCCCGTCCTGAATGGCTGCGATCAGCGCGGTGAGCCGCACCCCAAGCGCGCGCCTGGTCATCAGGAGTGTGTCGGCGCTCCGCGAGACCTGTTTCTTTCTGAGGCGCGACGTCAGCGTTTCGCGCAATGCAGTGGCATCAGCCCGCCGCCACCTGTTCAGGACCTTTGCAGTCTTGAGGTAGGGTCGCAGCACGCCCTCTGCACAAAGTGCTTCGAACTCCGTTTCGGTCGCGCCGAGTTCCGTCATTATGTCGGACCCGAGAACGAGATGCGGGATTTCCGCAAGGAAGGCCGCGTAGGCCTCTGCGTCGAAGGTCCGGGGGGGCGTCTGCTGACATTGTGTCGGGTCGAAGACGCCCTCAGCGGTCAGTATGTCCTGAAGCAGCCCTTTGTGCAGTCCTGTCTCTTCAGCAGCACTGGCGATGGTATGGAAGCGGCGCGTCTCCACCACTTGCCCTAGGAGTGTGTCTCCCGGCGCGATGGGCCAGAAGGTCATCAGTTCATCACGAATGATTTGCCGGAAGTCGTCGAATTTCATGCTGTCCGGGTAGGCCTCGACAAGTGTGTAAGATAGGCTCTTCAGGGGGGACTTTGAGATTGTGAGCGTGCCGTCGTCCCTGCGGAGAAGACTGCGCACCGTGGCGCGTATTGCGTCCGGCCCGGAGCTGATGACACCGAATCCGGCTGCCTTGGCCGCGCGGTCATTGGGGGTCAGACTTTGATGCCGGAGAATATCTTCGCCGAGCGCCAGACACATGGTCATGCCCGCGAAGCTGGTCTGGGTCCGCAGCCATGTCAGATCTTGGTTCTCGGATAGTCGCTTGTCGAGCCAGGCATCGTAGGCGCTGACCGCGACGCACTCAGTCTTTGCTGTCATTGATGTCAGGTCTGGCAACAGTGGGCGCAGGTGTGCGCCCATGTCTTCACGACGTACGGGATTGCCTTCTGTCCAGAGCGGGACAAGAGGCTGCTGATGAGTTATGCAGATGTCGACGCCACGGCACAGCCAATGCCCTTGCATGGCCATGTTCGCGAGGGGAACACCGGGCGCGGCTGCTTGCTCTGCAAGACACCTCAAGCAGCCACGCACCACGGGATTCCTGACCGCGCGTGAGACAAACACCTCTCCGCGATACTGCATCCGAACATCGCCCAGAGGCTCCCCCGTCCACGACAGGAGTGTCGTCATCTCCTCATCAGTGATCCCCGCGAGTTGGCCCACCAATTTGACCATTTCCGCATCCTGATGAATCACGCGCTTCAGGCTGCCCCCCATATCCATCGCGAAGCTGATGGCGTCGGTGCCGTTCGCGGCAGCGAGCCGAGCAAAGAACGAGGGAAGTGTCTCGCGGGGGAGCGGTGTGACGGTAAGGGGCAGCTGGGAAACCAT